GAACGGCCAGATCAGCAGCTACCAGACAAGCACCGGCTCCGACTTGTACGGCGTAGCCATAAGCACGCCCTACGTGCTCTCCGGAGTCAGCCCGGCCGGGTTTACCTTCAACGGGGGTACTCCACTCCTGGCATCTAGCTGGGCGGTGATGGCAAGAGTATGAATGAGCCAACCCTATTTAGCTGGAATGTTCTCCAGCGGAAGAGCGCGACCTTTACATCAAACTGGAATGTTCTCTCCCGGGAGAACGTGACAGCTCTCTCCACCTGGGATACCGCCGGACATATCAGTGTCCCTTTCTCCAGTTCCTGGAACACGATGACCGGCGAGTCGATTGACGCTACAATGGAATGGATAGTAGGACAGCCTTTCCAGACCACTATCCTGCAACTTCCCGCAGTCCAGTGGAAGAGCACGACGTAACGACGGGAGCCTGATGGTCACTCAGCAGCCCTCCTTGTCAAATCCAGGTACTGACCCCCTCCGTAATTTCAAGTTCCTTGTGACCTTTACCCCGAATGCTGCTGGCGTACCCCAGGTTCCTCCTATGGGGTTCATGACCGTCCAGGGGCTTACCTCGGCGGTCAGTTCTGTTCCCTACCAGCCCGGGGGCCTTAACAGTACGGTCCAGAATATACCTTTGCAGGCTGCCTGGGGACCGATCACGCTGACCAAGGGAGTGATCTGCACTTCTGATCCTGCTCCGATTGACCTGCAGATGATGGGCGGCGTGATGAGTTACATCCAGGGGGGTAGTCCGCCAGCCTGGTGCGGGTCCGGGAACCAGGCCGATTTCAGGTATGGCGTGGACATTCAGGTGCTGCAGCATCCTGTGACTGTACAGGATGCTCCCGCAGGTGCATGGTTTCATGTGTATAATGCGTGGTGCTCTACCTGGACATGGGCTGACCTAGATGCCGGAGCGAATGAACTTTTCATCTCGCAGATCATCCTGACTCACGGGGGATTCGACGCGCAGTATGCGAATAGTCCTTTTGCCAATGCGACGTCCTAAGGACAGACATGGAACTCCAGTATCTGCTTAATCGTATTCGCACCGAGATAGGTGACCCGGTCCAGGAATTCCGTGACATCCAGCAGGGCGACGGTGCGACGACCTGGTTCGACCTGTCCAAGAACCGGATTGATCCTAACGGCTTTACCGTCACCATCGTCAGCGGTGCTACCACGACCGACCTCGTTCTCAATACGGACTACACCGTCCAGTGGCAGCTTGGCCAGCTTACGCTTCTCGTCCCGCCTCCGGTCGACTCGATTATCATCGTGACGGGATCTGCCTGGGGGATGTTCACGGACTGGGAGCTGACTGAGTACGTCCGGGATGCCGTCAACCTGCATTGCCACAATCGTACTATACGAGAGCGGTACTGGGATCATAATGGATTCATCGGCTACCGTGAGACGCCGGTTAACTTCCTCAACCTGCCCGCGATCGAAGAGCCCATGCTGCTCACGCTGGCTACGATGAACGTCTTCTACTCCCTCGCTAATGACGCCGTGACTGACACGGACATCCAGACGGCTGAGGGTACGAACCTGAATCGCGCCCAGCGCTATCGTCAGCTAATGGAGCATATCCAGATGCTTGACGGTAAGTACCGGGACTGGTGCGCTCAGCTCAATATCGGGTTCTTCCGGTGGGAAGTGCTGGAGCTTCGCCGTGTGTCCAAGACGACTAACCGGCTGGTGCCTATATACGTCGACCGCGAGTATGACGACCACTCGTATCCGACGCGCCAGCTTCCTCCGATTGATAAGAGGTATGAAGACAATTCGGGCATTCCTAGCCAGATTTTCCTGGGTATGGGTGGTCCATGATAGACTGTATCTACGATCTACGCTGGGATCGTACCACCTGGTGATGGAATGAGCGGGCCATGAGTCGCGGGGATTTCAAGAGTTCCGGTCGCTTCAATACCAAAGCAGAGACCGGCCGGATGTTCAACGGTATTCGCGGGTGGCAGGGAGCCTACGGCGATTACATCCAGTACTTCGAGCTGAATTCCCAGGAGTCCCAGTCCGACGACGTCTACAACGAGGCGCAGGGAGTCGGAAGGGTTTACAGTGATCCCATTCGCGTGCAGTGCATTCACGTGACTCACATGCGCGGCGAAAACGAGAATGGCGAGGTCGGTTTCTATTACAACGACACCCTGACCGCGACTATCTCGTCGGAGATATTCCAGACCTCCGGCATGATACTGGCGCGTGTTGATACTGGCGAGTATATGCGCGACCGCATTGTGTACGACCAGAAGGTTTTCCGGGTGATGAAGATATCCGTCCTGGGCCAGATACAGGAGCGGGATACCATTATCGCAATTGATGCGACCGAGGTCAAGCCGGATGAGCTTACGGATGACGCCGACTGGCGTCAGTACGCTAACCAGGCTACGCCATGAGGACATGTAAAGGTATGATTGAATCGTGAGCGCACAGGATCATCTCAATCCCGTCCAGTTCGGCTGGTCAGGTTCTGGTAATAGTGCGGCTAACGGGGCTCCCGGTTCAGCACCTGCCGCCCCTGCCGCATCCAGTGATTCGGGTGGAAGCAAGGGCGGTGCCGGGGATATGATAGGCAAGGTAGCCAGTGTTGCCATGAAGGTACTGCCGGAAGTTGCTGAAGCGTTTGTCTGAATTGCTGTATCATAGGTGTTAGCGACCTCCTCGCGCTGAGCTGGAAGCTACGCCAAGCTGGCAATTCGCTTATATTGAGGTTCTTGATGCCTGGTAACCCCTGGGATGTGTCTCCTGCCACGCACTTCCTGTCTGTCCAGAAGGCATTTGCGGAAGAGCTGAAAGAAGACCTCAAGCAAAACCGCCGCCGGGATCTGGAGACCGCCGCAGTATTCGGGGCAGGACTACTGGCCTGGAATGTCTACCGTAACCATTCCGGGAAGAGGCGTCCCTGATGCCGTGGTTGTTCAACGAAGACGTCGCGCTTAAATACGCTCTGCAGGGTATTACGGTGAATGACGCCAACTCTCCTCCCGGCGGGCGTGAGGTGAAGGTCATGTTCCGCCTTCCCGAAGATGAAGTCGTTACACTTCCTCTTCCGTGCATTGTCATTTCCATGCTGGGTGTTCCCTTCGCGCCCGAACGTGCCAACGCCGGGAAGATCAACCTGCCGTATGCGCCCGAGGGACAGGATATCCCGCTCTGGTGGGGTAACACATCTGGTACGTACGACCCCGGAACGAGTCCCTTCCGGACGGACTTCCCCCTGCCCTATAACATCCGGTACCAGGTGACCGTCTACGCCCGGCTGATGCGAGACCACATGCTCCCGATCGTGTCCGCTCTCATGACCGGCGCACTCCCGGCACGGATGGGCTTCCTGAACATCCCGCAAGATGGGACCTTCCGCAGGATCGACCTGCTTGGCGGGCCGGATATCACCTACGCCAATTTCGACACCGGCATAGGAGATAATTCGCAGAAGCGGCTGCTCCAGGCAACCTGGATGATCTCGATCCCGACTGAGGTTGTCGGGCCGGTGACAGTTCTTGACCCGGCTACGTATCCGTGGTCTACACAGATTAACGTGGATCTTTCCTGCTATCGCAGCATGGAAGACCTGACCATTGCAGAAGTAACGGAATCAGCCGGGCTCTGCTCGGCCGGGTTCGCGTCTGCCTGGAACACACAGTAACCCGCAAGGAGAGTCATGCCTACTAACGGACGCCCAGGTGTTTTCTTTCAGGAGTCCTTCCAGCCGCTGTCAACTGGTGGCGGGGGCATTCCCGGGGAAGCGCTGCCCTGCTTCGCGGGTATTTATCCTGGCGGGCCTACTGCGCCGTGGCTCGTCACCTCGTGGAATCAGTTCCTGATCCAGTACGGGAGTTTCAGTACCCCCGCAACGAGTAATACGAACACGCCGTCCTGGGCTCTTGGAATGAATGGCAGGTACCTTCTGCCCTTCGCCATATACGAGTTCTTCCAGAATGGCGGGTCGCAGTGCATCGTCCTGTCCCTCGCGAACTCGGACGCCACGTCCGCATCCCTCCAGCTAGAGGACACCCCTGCAACAACGGATATTGTCACCGTCACGGCCAAGTCCCCGGGTGTCTGGGGGCAGAGTATTTTCGTTGAAGTTGTCGCTGTTGCCGCCGGGTACTTCAACTTCAACGTGTACTTCGGTAACTCATCTCCGTCGAATCTGGTCGAGACATTCCCGTACGTGACGATGAATCCGCGGGACCCCAGCGGGCGTTTCATGGCTACGCTGATCAACTCTCCCATAGGCGGTTCACACTACGTCAGTGTCGCCGTGACCTTCCCGTCCGGCGGATACGTCGCCGGTACGACTGACCTGGCAGCGGCCTCCCCCACTCCGCTTACCGGTGCGTCAGACGGCTCAATCGTCCCGGTTATCGGGACTGTCATTCCTACCGCCCTGGATACCCTGCCTGACCAGGCAATGTACGTTAACGTCCCCGGTCTGTCCAGCACCTCCATCCTGGGCACTCTTGCTTCCTGGGCTGCCGGTCGCGGTGACACCATGATCGTCTGTGACGGGCCTACTCCGACGCTTCCCGAAACTAATGCAACGGTCTACACCAACTACGTCAACATGGTCACGGGCGGGTCTGCCCTGCCTGTATCCTCCTACATGGCTCTGTACGCCCCGTGGGTGCTCGTTCAGGACCCGTCTAGTACGGCGCAGGGTGCGGCCACTCTTCTCCCTCCTGGTGGCCTTGTGCTTGGCCAGTGGCAGCAGAACGACGTCGCATCCGGGACCGTCCAGACTCCTGCCGGTACCCAGGCTGTCCTGAATGTCGTGGACCTGGAGACGCGCTTCACCTCGACTCAGCTTAACGGGCTGAACAACTACAACATCAATGCGCTGAAGATCGTTCCTGGTGTAGGCTTCTGTATTTTCGGCGGGCGCACGCTTGATGTCGGTTACCCGACTCGTTACATCGCGGTTCGCCGGATGCTGATCAAGCTGGAGCATGACTTCAACTGGCTGCTCCAGCCAGCCTTGTTTCAGCCGAATGACGCACAGCTATGGGCATGGGTTACCTCGACCCTGCAGAATTACCTGATGCAGCAGATGCAGGCGGGACAGCTTGGCGGAACTACCCCGTCCACGTCTTACCTGGTTACCTGCGATTCCACCAACAACACCCTGGCCACGGCTTCGGCAGGCATTATCACCGCCACGGTTGCCGTCTCTCTCCTGAGTCCTGCCGAGTTCATCAATATCACGATCTCGCAGTTCCAGGGTACCGGAACCACGACTGTCACTACGTCAACTTCCTGAAGGCAGGAACAATGGTTACACAGAAGACCTCGCTGTCAAGTCCGGCGACTGACCCGCTCAGGAATTTTAAGTTCCAGGTGATACTGACCCCCTTGAACGCCACCGGGGCGGGCGGCGGCGGTACTTCCATTACCCTCGGCTTCATGACCGTCCAGGGGCTTGCCGCGAACATCGACTCGATTCCCTACCGTGAGGGAAACATGAACGCCCAGCCGCTATCGGCCAAGGTTCTTACAATGAACCGAGGATGGGTGCGCATGGGTGACCTGGAAGTCGGTGATCGCGTTGTAGACCCTCGCGGCCAGGACTCAAAGGTCGCGGGCATCTACCCAAAGGGTAAGCGTGCCGTGTATGCGGTAACCCTCGCGGACGGGTCGAAGACCGAAGCATGCTATCAGCACCTTTGGGAGGTGGAGACTATCTCCCACCAGGCCAAGAAGGTACTGACTACGCTCGAACTCAAGGCTGCTCTTACCAGGGGTCACGGAATCCGCGTACCGGAAATGCTACCGATGCAATTCGAAGCTATTTCGGAGCTTCCACTCGATCCCTACCTGCTCGGTGTGCTTATTTCCGAAGGCACTCTAGGCCGTGGACAGGTTAGTTTTACACAAAATCCTGCTACTGGCAGCATGATGGTTGAGCGGGTCCGACAAGCTCTGCCGGATGGACATTACCTGCGCACTGAAGCTAACGGGACTCATCACATTATTACAGGACTGCGTGGTCCTGGTGCCCGTAATATTTTCATAGGGCGCAACAAAATTCTAGATGCCGTGCGCGTGCTCGGTATCGCGAATCACCGATCCTGGGAAAAGTTCATCCCCGAGGTCTACAAGTTCGCGTCTGTCGAGGACC